CGTCAGGGCCAGTTTGCCTCGCCCGGGTTCAAGCCTCGTGTGGCATTCGGTATCAAGACAAGCGTTCAGACCAAGAAGATCGGTTGTGCCAATCTCAAGGCCCTTATCGAGAATGACAAGCTCATTCTTAATGATCAGCAGACCTGTTTTGAATTAACGACATTTTCTCAAGATAAAAATAGTTTCGCCGCCGAGGAAGGCAATAACGACGACTTAGTGATGACATTAGTGCATTTTGGCTGGCTTACCGCCCAGAGGTATTTCAAGGAAAATATCAAGAACGACATCAGACAAGTCCTTCAGCAGGAAATTCTAAATGTCATGGACCAGGATATTGTTCCATTTGGAATCATAGATAACGGAATCGACGATCCCTTCGATGATAGCGAACAAGAGAAGCGAGAACTTAGAAAAGAGTGGATACGAAACCAGGGTAAGCTCTATCCGTTCGACGATTTCAATTTTCAAGACAAACTTAGAGGAATTTGAAGATACCTAAATAGGAATGTAGGTCGCGATGTTACCAGCATCCACCTACACTAACACCTATTACAGAGGTATCAGCATGTCTATTTATAGCCCATACACATATCTTATTGGATGGACGAAATATAATAAATGGTATTATGGCGTAAGATTTGCCAAGGACTGTTCACCCAACGAGTTATGGAAGTCATATTTCACATCAAGCAAACACGTAAAAAAGTTTAGAGAAACCTCGGGCGAACCTGATATTATTGAGGTCAGGAAGATTTTCGAGAGGGTTTCCCAAGCACAGGAATGGGAAAATAAGGTCCTTAGACGCCTAAAAGTGGTTTCCAAAGAAAAATGGCTGAATAAGACTGATAATAAGAGTGTCTGTCCAGAAGCATCATTAAGAGGGGCTAGGAAGAAAAAAGCCCATTACATACAGAAAAATCGCCTTGGTTATAAGCACTCTGAAGAGACCAAGAGGAAGATAAGCGAAAGTAGGACGGGGAGTGTTGGTTATTGGAAAGGAAAGTGTCTTCCCGAAGAAACCAAACACAAACTATCAAACCATGGAAAGACATTAATTGGCAAGAAAAACCCATTTTATGGGAAGTCTCATTCAGAGGAAACGAAGCGAAAAATTGCCGAAAGCCAACGACGAAGAATAGAGGCTAAAAGATTGAAAAGTCTAAATATAATAAAAGAACACGAATTTAGAGAAGAAGGATAACGAAAATGCCCTTTATGCTTTCACCTGGAGTCAATGTAACTGAGATAGACTTAACTACCATCGTTCCTGCCGTAGGAACGACCGAAGGTGCATACGTTGGTAACTTCGTTTGGGGTCCTGTTTTAAAAATAATGTCCGTTTCCAACGAAGTGGAACTGGCAAACCTATTCGGTGAACCAGACTCAAACACATTCGTTTCCTTCTTTACTGCTGCCAACTTCCTTTCTTATGCCAGAAATCTGAGAGTTATCAGAGCATCCAATACCAATCATAGAAATGCCACCACTGGTTCTAACCAGTTGGCCATTAATAACAAAGATGATTATGAGTATTCATATCTGACCCCTGGTTCAGTCGCCAACACATACGGAATGTTCGCTGCTCGATATCCCGGGTCTAAGGGTAATTCGCTCAAGGTTTCGGTTTGGGCAGATTCTGGCAATTCCCAATCATATTCGGGTTGGACCTATGCCACCCAATTCGATTCATATCCAGGCACATCAACCTTCGTTTCCAATCAACTAGGTGCCAATGATGAAATGCATATTGTTGTGGTTGATGAAGACGGAGCATTTGCCGGTACTGCCAATACTATCCTAGAAAAGTTTGCATTCTGTTCTAAGGCGTCTGATGCCACGAACGATGATGGTAGTTCAAACTACTATGTTAATGTCATCAATGACAAGTCTAAATACATCTATGTTCTCAATCATATGCAGTTTGGCAACATCCCCGCAACCACCACATGGGGAACTGCTGCAACAGGAACTGCCCAGGCCTATAGCCAAGTAAATAACTTCGTCACGCTATCATTCGCTGGTGGTATCACTGCCGCACCAACGACTGGTAACATCGAAACCGCCTATGACAAGTTCAGAAATGCCGAAGAAGTGGACATTTCACTGATCCTGACCGGCGATCATAATTCTATAATTCAGCAATATGTTATCGATAACCTTGCCGAGTACAGAAAAGACTGTGTTGCCTTCATATCACCCGCCCGAGCCAATGTGGTCAATAACCTAGGCGAGGAAGCCTCTGATGTTGTGGACTATAAAAACATAGTCGGTCGTTCGTCTTCCTACTACGTCATGGACTCTGGTTGGAAGTCACAATTTGACAAATATAATAACGTTCTGCGCTGGATTCCTCTCAATGGTGACATTGCCGGTCTCTGCGTTCGTACCGACTTTGAACGCGATCCCTGGTATTCACCGGCAGGGTTTAATCGTGGTCAGATCAAAAACGTGGTTAAGCTAGCCTGGAACCCCAATAAGTCTAATAGAGATGATATCTATAAGGTAGGTATCAACCCGATCGTATCATTCCCTGGTGAAGGAACCATTCTATATGGTGATAAGACTGGTCTGGCCAAGCCATCGGCATTCGATAGAATTAACGTTCGACGTTTGTTTATCGTCCTCGAAAAGGCCATTGCTCGTGCTGCCCGATATTCACTGTTCGAGTTCAATGATGAGTTTACCCGTGCACAGTTCGTTGCTCTTATCGAACCATATCTAAGAGATGTTCAGGGTCGTAGAGGTATCTTTGACTTTAGAGTAGTTTGTGACACCACGAATAACACCCCAGAAGTTATTGATCGTAACGAGTTCGTTGGGGACATCTATATCAAGCCTGCGAGATCAATCAATTTTATCCAGTTAAATTTCGTTGCAGTGAGGACGGGGGTTGCATTTGAAGAAGTCATTGGGAAATTCGGGTAATAACTCTTATAAATCAATGACTTAAATAAAATGTTTAGGAGACAAAAATATTCGTTTAGGAGCTAACTCGGAAAAGGAAATACTAACATGACAATAGAAATCGCTATCATTGCTGCCGTTGTTGTAGTTGTTGCTGGTGTGGCCCTTTGGATGCAATTCAGAAAGCAGCCAGAAATGGTTGTTAAAATAAACAACCCCGGTGCTCTATCTAATACGATCCATAGCCAACATTAATGGAATGGCTCCTTGGGTTTGGGGCTTCATTATTATTCGCTCTTTTAGTATGGGCTATATCTCTGTATAGAGATTAGCATTTTTGAACACTATCAATTTTTCTAAGGAAAAATAAACATGGCTTTCAATGTTCAAGAGTTCAGGGCACAACTCAATCTAGACGGTGCTCGCCCTAATCTCTTTCAATGCTCTATGTCACCACCTTTTAACCAGGGCGGTGCTGATTCCAAATTCAGCTTTATGTGTAAGACATCACAATTGCCCGGCTCTACTGTCAATCAGGTCCCGGTCAATTATTTCGGCCGTGAGCTAAAATTCGCAGGCAATAGAACCTTCACCGAATGGACCGTTACCGTCATCAATGATGAGGACTTCATTATTAGAAGTTCCTTCGAACGATGGATGAATGCTCTTGATTCCCATGTTGGTAATCTCAGGGCCGATGGCTTCCTCTCGGGCGATGGTGGGTATCAAAGAGATGCCTATGTTCGTCAGTATGGCAAGCAGGGTAATGTTCTGAAGCTCTATAAGTTTGTTGGTATGTTCCCCATTGATCTTTCCCCCATCGATCTCGACTGGGGTGCCAATGATACCATCGAAGAGTATGCAATCACCTTCGCATACCAGTGGTGGGAAAGTCAGACGACTGATTCGATGGGTGGTTCTGTTGTCACCCCAACATTTGTTGGCAACTAACGTCTTCTCCTAATATGAAGACTTTTAAGCAATTTTTGGCAGAGCTAAAAATTATCAAGATTTTTCATGTCGGTGAACCTCTCAAAAAGAAGGATACCGGCCTGAAATCTCTAGCGGCTAAAATAGGAATAGGGGCGGCAAGAGACAGGTATCGTATGGAATATGGTCCTGATTTAGATAAAAGAGTGCTTAAAAATCACCCTCGATATGTCCATGCCGAAACAGATGAAAGAATGGCTAAATCATATCTTGAATCGCAAAAAGATTCACACACCGATAGAAATGAAAGCGGAAAACCTAAGAAATTTAATTTATATGATATTAGACCGGGCAAAAAAATGAATAAGGTGGAAACTGATAAATTTGAGGGCGGACATGCCATGGTCAGAGACGAGATACCAAGAAAGTACATTCGTAACGTATGGGACGAAAAGAGTAAAAAATGGAAGAGGTTTAAATGAAAAGCATTAAGAATTTCATCTACATACAATCAATCGCCTATAATCGCGACTATATATTGCTGCCCATATTAACTGTCATTTCGACACATATTGGCTAGGAATATATAGATGGCGAGTTTTTTAGGGAACTTATTTGGCTTTGAGATAACCAAAGTCAAGAAACAGGAAGACGAGAAGAATAAAGTCTTTTCGTTGCCACAGAATGATGATGGCGCTGTTGTCATTCAGTCTGGTTCCCACTATGGCACTTATGTCGATCTTGACGGTATGGTCAAGAATGAAATTGAACTTATCACTCGCTATCGTGAAATGGCCATTCAGCCCGAATTAGAATGTGCCATTGATGAAATTGTCAATGAAGCCATTGTAAATGATGATAATGGACAGGCCGTCGAACTCAATGCCGATGATCTGAAAGAAGCAGATAGCATCAAAAGAAAAATCAATAACGAATTCGACTATGTTCTGAAGCTTCTAAATTTTGGAAACATGGGTCATGAAATCTTTCGAAGATGGTATGTTGATGGTAGACTTCATTATCATGTGGTCATAGATGAAACCAAGCCCAAAGACGGTATCAAAGAACTTCGTTATATAGACCCTCGCCGTATCAGGAAGATCAAAGAGGTCCAGAAGACCAAAGATTCTATTACTGGAATGGAAATCATCAAGAACCAGAATGAATACTATCTCTATAATGAAAGAGGTATCATAGGTACACATTCCAATCTGGGTGCCAAGATTTCTGTAGATTCTATTGTCAGCGTTGCTTCTGGTCTCATGGATTCCAGAAGAGTTATGGTCCTGTCCTTCCTTCATAAGGCAATCAAGCCCCTTAATAATCTAAGAATGGTCGAGGATGCCACAGTCATCTATCGTCTTTCCCGGGCACCCGAGCGTAGAGTTTTCTATATTGATGTGGGTAATATGCCCACTGTCAAAGCCGATGAATATCTCAGAGATATTGCTGCCAAATACAGAAACAAGCTAGTCTATGATTCTTCTACTGGGGAAATCAAGGATGATCGCAAACATCTGGCCATGCTCGAAGATTTTTGGCTACCCCGAAGAGAAGGTTCTAAAGGGACAGAAATCACCACATTACAAGGGGGAATGAACCTAGGGGAACTCGAAGATGTTAAATATTTCGAGAAGAAGCTTTATAAGGCATTGTCTGTTCCACCTTCTAGGACTGAAGGCAGTCAAGGATTTTCTCTAGGCCGATCTAATGAGATTACCAGGGACGAACTGAAGTTTACCAAATTCATTCAACGTCTAAGAAATAAGTTTTCTACCCTGTTCGATGAATTGCTTAGAAGACAACTCACTCTCAAGCAAGTCTGTACATTGGAAGAATGGGAAGAATTCAAGGAAGACATTTGGTATGATTTCCGCAAGGATAATAATTTCAATGAGCTAAAAGAAAACGAATTGATGACTACCCGGGCGGCTCTTCTACAGTTGGTAGACCCCTATGTCGGAAGATATTATTCTCAGGAATGGGTCAAAAAGAAAATTTTACATCAGACCGAAGAAGAAATTGCAGAGATGCAAGAACAGATGGATAAGGAAATAGCCGATAATCCACAGCCCCAAGTTGATGAACAAGGAAATCCAATTCCTCTTGGTCCTGATGGTCAACCGATGCAAGGACCAGCACCAAACATTCCACCACCCACACCGGCCCAGCAAATGCAGCAACAGGCATATCAGGCCAATCAACCCATGCCTGAAGATGCCACGACTAAACTAGAACAAGACCCATTACTCGATAAGAAGAAAACCCGCTTCTTGAACGATACTCTTGAACCCGTATAAGAAGGAGCCAATATAAAATGAAACTCACCACATTAGGCAGTATTACCACTTGTATCATTTGCGTAATCATAGGATTCCTTTTCGGTCTGTATTGGTTCATTAACCACTGGTCTCCCCTAAAAGACCTACCCAAGTTGCCAGACATAACTTCCCAGATACCAGAATTACCGAAGGTCCCTACACTACCTACCATTCCTAGTAAGGAAGAGCCTGCTGCTGTTGGTCCGCCTAAGCCACTTGGTATTGGATCAGAAATTAAAGTCATTGCCGAGATTCTTAATGTCAGAGAGATTGCTGGTGGAACTATATTATGCATCAGAGCTAAAGATTCTGTAGGAAAGGTCGTTGAAGGTTCTGTATCAAAAAATGGTCATGTATGGTGGAAGGTAGAATTTGATCGTGCATGGTATAAGCTTAGACTTGATAGTCCTTGCACTGGTTGGGTATCACAACTCTTTATCGAAACTAAATGAAGAATTTTCGTGATTTCCTAATACAAGAAGACCTAGCAGCCGCCCTGAAAGATGAACCTCAGGGCAGTACGGCCCAGGAAGCCAAGCGTTTGGGGC